TACCTATTACAACCTGCGTAACGCCGCTGATGCGATCAAACTCCTGTGCATCAACATGCCGGAGTTCAAGGATTATTTACTGGAATCAGAAGAAAACGGGATTGGTTATCAAGTTCTTCAGGGCGGAGTTGATTTCAATTACGAGGATCTTTTGCTGCCGTTTGGTGAACGTGACCTTGTAATTGTTCCAGTGGTTAGTGGTAGTGGTGAAGCCGTTGGCCAAATTTTGGCGGGCGTTGGTTTGGTGGCCTTGGCGTTTGTTACCGGCGGTGCTTCATTATTTGGCTTAGCTCTTACGCCGATTCTTGGCGGTATTGGTGCGAGCCTGATTCTGGGCGGTGTTGCACAAGCTCTATCACCTCAGCCGCAGGTTCCAACACTTGGCGGATTTGGCGCTGTCAACTATGGAGCCGGTTCCCGCATGGGCAGCCGCAACCGCACCAACGGTCCCGAGAATGTCACCTCTGGCATTGATGGCCAGCAGTCCTACGCCTACACGGGCGCCGCAAACTCAGTCGGTGTTGGTGCCACGGTGCCACTGGCTTACGGCAAAGTGCTAATCGGCAGCCACCTGCTCAAATCCAAATTCCAAATTGCCGACGAATCTGATCCGGTGCTGACCAGCCTCCGCGCACCAAGCATTGACACAATCCGGCTGGGCAACGAAATACTCACCAACGAATTTTCCGATAAATCCGGTGTTATTGCCCGCCGTGTTTATCAAACAGCATTTAATACGCAGGCATACTTCGACCCTGTTAGCGCATACGGCGTCACCAACAGCACGCAACTGATCCGCACTGACGTTCAGAACGAGCGCCGTTATGCATCGCTGCAGGTCTACGGCGGCTACATGGCCAGCGTGGAGCAATACTCCGATTTCAACGTTGCACTGTCATTGGAAAACGGTCTCTACGATCAAGCCGGTGGCACTGGTACAACTTACGTTGACGGCTACATCAGCTACGAGATCAAGGTCTACCGAGGCACTGTTTTAGATGATGGCTTCCTTGTCGCCGCTGACTCCGCCACCATCCAAGGTCTGATCTTTGAAGGCCAATTCTTCGGCTGGATGCATCGCTTGGAGTTGGGTGACATTGAAACCGAAAGCATCGTCAGCGTTCAGGTCGAAGTGATCTCGGCTGAAACCGTGGCAAATGGCTCCACCGGCTCTAACCCGATCTACCTTCGCCTAAATAGCGTCGGCTACCAGCTCTACTGACATGGCACTTAATTCTGTCACAACAATCAAGGTGCTGGATCTTCTCTGTGAGGGTCCGATTGGTGGCGTCATTAACGGCCTGCAGGGTACATACCTCAACGAAACACCAATCCAAAACAGCGACGGCACCTATAACTTCAAACCCGAAGATATTTCGTCGGCTTCCTACGTTGGCGCGGCACGTCAAGGTGCAACGTACTGGTTTAACGACGGCACTTCACAAATTGTTGAAGTCAACCAAGAGATTGGCGAAAACTACAGCGAAGACCTGAACAGCAACAACGAAGTTGTCAACCGCAAGTACGGCAGCGGCAGTGTTACGCGCCAGATCACTGATCCAACGGTCAACAATGTAGAGCTGCTGTTCACGATTCCCAAGCTCTATTCCGTCGCGCAGGAAAGTCTCGCCAAAGGTCAACTGTTTGGTGGCACGCTTCAGATCCTGATTTACGTGCAGGCCAAGGGCAGCGGCACTGGCTTCCAGCTTGCCTCAAACAAAACAATTACCGGCGTTTCCACTAATAACTACCAATACAGCACCGGCATCATCAACCTCAGAACATTTGGCGCCGGTCCTTGGAACATCAAAGTTCAAAAGGTAGATCTGGGTGAAGGTCACTTTGAGATCAAATACACCAGCTTCCAAGACACACCGCAGAACACACCGATTGCCAGCAACCGAGGCAATCAAATCATCTGGTCGTCTTACACCGAAACGATCTCGCAAAACGTCAACTACAACTATTCGGCGCTGAATGAACTGGCAATCTCAACCAAGGCGTTCAACAGCCTGCCTTCGCGTGCCTATCTGATCCGTGGCCGTCTGGTTCAGATCCCAACTGGCGCGACCGTTCTGGGTGATGGCAGCCTTGCGTTCAACGATTCCAGCTTCAACGGTGCGGTTCAGACCGCTGAGAAGTGGACGAGCTGCCCAGTTTGCTGCTTCTACGACCTGCTCACCAACCGTCGCTATGGCGCTGGTCAGTTCATCACCTCAGCCAACCTGAGCTGGATCGACCTGTACCCGATTGCCAAATACGCAAACCAGCAGGTCATCAACCCAGACGGCACCAGGGAACCGCGCTTCTCTTGCAACGTGGTTATCGGTGACCGCGCCGAGGCGTACAACGTCCTGATGGACATGGCCTCAGTGTTTCGAGGCATCCTGTTCTGGTCGAACAACGTCATCCAAGTTGCAGCCGACCACGGCAACCTTGACGGCACTGCGCTTGCGGCCTCGCACATCTACACCAATGCCAACGTCGTCGGTGGTGTTTTTGAGTATTCCGGCAGCTCGCTCAAGACCCGTAGCACCAGCGTGCATGTTCGCTACAACGACCCGGAAAACTTCTACCGCCCGAACGTTGTTGTCGTTGAAGACGCCGCGCTGATCGCTAAGTACGGCTACATCGTCAAGGAACTGATCGGTTTTGGCTGTACGTCGAAATGGCAGGCACAGCGGGTTGGCCTATGGACGCTCAAGACCGAAGCCCTTGACGATGAGGTGATCTCGTTCAGCACTGGCCTGCAAGGTGCCGTGGTGCTGCCGGGTCAGATCTTTGCCGTTGCCGATTCACTCCGCCAAGGCACCCGCATCTCCGGTCGCGTCTCCTCCTCCACCACCAGCGCCATCGTTGCTGACCAGTCGATCACCCTTCCGTCTGGCTCCAACCCACAACTGACCTGCCTGCTGCCCAATGGCACGGTCGAAACCCGCAACATCAGCAGCGTTTCCGGCAGCACGATCAACGTCAGCAGTGCGTTCACCACTGCACCCAACGCGCAGTCCATCTGGTCAATTACCACCAGCGGCGTTGCCAATCAAAAGTTCCGTTGCATCAGCGCATCAGACAACGGCGACGGCACCTACGCAATCACCGGCTTGGTGCATAACGACAGCATCTACGCCTCGGTTGATAACGGTCAGAACCTGCAGTTTCCAGACATCACCACGTTTGATTCCGCGCCGCCGTCAGTCAGGAACATTGCCTTTAACGCCGGTCAGGTGCGCGACGGCACGGTGCTGACTACGCAGGTCAACATCTCTTGGGCAAAAGGCGCTGGTGGTGCCACCTTCGGCTACGACGTTACTTACAACACCGCGCAGGGCAACAGCCGCACAGTTCGCACCAACAACCCGAACATCGAAATTATTGGCCTGCCTGAAAGTTTCCAACTGCTGGTTTCCGTCACGGCATACGGATTGGGATTTAACAAGAGCGCACCAGCGGTTTCAGCAACTTTTACCGTTCCATCGTTTGCATCAACGGCCAACCCGACGGGTTCTGTTCAGCAACTACCGATTGATCCTGAGAACGTCACGATTGAACAGATCGCCAACAATCAGGTGATGCTGCGTTGGTCGCGTCCGATTGCAGCACCTGGTTTCCTCACCGCAATCATCCGCCATAGCACCAAGACCGATGGCACCGGCGAATGGCAAGACTCGACCCTGTTGACGGATCGTGTTGGCGCTGAGACCACCTACGCCCTGCTGCCCAAGATCGACGGCGAATATCTGCTCAAGTTCCAAGATCCGGCTGGCCTGCGGAGTCAGAACGCCACCAGCGTCATCTTCGATCAGCCCGATGCCATCCCGCCGCTAAGTATTACTACCGTCCGCGAAGACCAGACCGTACCGCCATATCAAGGGCAATTTGATGATGCCCGCTACGACGCTGATTACGACGCCATCGTGCTTGATGGTAGTGAGACGGTGGATGAAATTATTGACTTTGATGCCATCGGCGCGATGGACTTTACCGGCCAGCAGTTGCTCGCGGGTCGCTACTACTTCACCAACATCGTTGACCTTGGCGCAAAGTTCACCGTTGACTTCCGCCGCACGCTCACCACTCGCGGCCTGTACCCAGCCGACACGATTGATAGCCGCACAGAACTGATCGACCGCTGGAGCGATTTTGACGGTGGTTTGGCTGATGACACCAGAGCCTCTGTCGACTTACGTGCCTGTGACGTGGCCACCGTCGATACCTTCATGCTGCTGGAGGACGGCGACAAGCTGCTGCTGGAGGACAGCGACCGCTTTGAGCTGGAATCTGACATTGATTTTGGCGAGTGGTTCCCGATGTACAACGGCAGCTACGCCGGTCGTCAGTTCCAGTTCAAAGTTGAGCTGATCAGCGCCCGCACAGACCAGACACCACTGATCGACGAGCTGGGCTATGAAATGGTGATGCAGTCCCGCACGGAGAACAGCGGCACGATCACCAGCGGCACCGCATCCTACGCCGTGACCTACGCGAAGGCGTTTTACCAAACACCAGCTTTAGGTCTGACCGCTTTTAATTTGAACACCGGCGATTACTATGAGATCACATCCGCTAGTCGCACTGGTTTCACCGTGACCTTCCGCAACAGCGCCGGAACAGCGGTCAGCAGGCAATTCCAGTACGTGGCCAACGGTTACGGCACCCAACAGGCTTAACGATGGCAACCCACGATTACATCATTAGCAATGCCTCCGGCGCTGCAGTGCGTGCTGACCTGAACAACGCGCTGGCTGCCATCGCAACCAATAATTCCTCAGCTACTGCACCAACCACAACCTATGCCTACCAGTGGTGGGCGGATACGGGCAGCAGCCCAACGGTCATGAAGCTGCGAAATGCAGCGAACTCGGCATGGATCACACTGTTCCAGCTCGACGGCGAGTGGAGTCTGATTCCGTTTGAGAACGGCACGGCTGCTGCACCGTCGATCTACTTCAAGGACAGCGGCACCGATACCGGCATTTACAGCCCTGGCACCGATCAGGTTGGCATCAGCGCCGGTGGCACATCACGCTTTGAAGTAAGCACTACAGCAACAACTTCAACGCTGCCAGTTGTTCACCCTCTTGGCGCAGTTGGAACGCCGTCGATCACATTTACTGGCGACCTGAACACCGGCATTTATAGCCCTGCAGCCGACACTATTGCGTTTGTTGAAGGTGGCGTAGAAGCCATGAGGATCGACTCCTCATCACAAGTAGGGATTGGCTCTACTGTGCCCCGCGCATTGTTGGACATCGGAGGCAGCGCGGCATTTTCCGGTGGAACTTACCAGGCTCCAAAGCTGGCCGTAAGCAATGGCTACATCACCGTTAAGTCCGATCCAGCAGATGGTGTGTCTCGGTTGACGCTAATTGGAGACAGCGCAACCGGCGATGGCGTTATTGACTGGGGCGGAAATATTGCATCTTCCTTGAAGTTTACCAATAACGGCAGCGAAAGAGGCCGCTGGGATTCAAGTGGTAGATTTTTAGTTGGCACGTCTTCCACGTCTACTGATTGCCGCGCTTTATTTCAGGCTCGGTCTGGCTCCAGCACAACAAATACGACTGTTGTGTTTTCTGGAGGCAATTCTGCACCAGCAACAAATGAAGGCTTGGGTTACCTTGCCTTTTCTGACTCTACACATACCTTATCTGCTTGGGTAGCAGGAGAACGCGATGGTGGCACTTGGAGCGGATCATCAAAACCAACTCGCCTAGTGTTCTCCACTACCGCCGATGGAGCGAGCAGCCCGACGGAGCGGATGAGGATTGCAAATAACGGAAGCGTGTGCATCAACAATACAACTAGACAAACACAAGGAACTTTGTGCCCCGATGGAATTGTTGGTACGCAACCGGCGATTTCGTGCTATCAAAACGCAACAACCTCGCAAGAGCAGATAACTTTCCGCAACCCTAATGGTGGCGTTGGAACCATCACGACCAATGGTTCGGCAACTGCCTACAACACATCCTCTGATTATCGCCTCAAGGAAAACGTTGTTCCGCTAACTGGTGCAGCTAATCGCATCAATCAGCTCCAAGTTCATCGCTTCAACTTCATCTCAGATCCCGACCGCACCGTTGACGGCTTCATCGCGCACGAAGCGCAGGCCGTGGTGCCCGAGTGCGTCACTGGCACCAAGGACGAGGTGGATGCTGACGGCAAACCCGTCTACCAAGGCATCGACCAGTCCAAGCTGGTGCCGCTGCTGACCGCTGCTCTGCAAGAAACGATTGCTGAACTGCAGGCTCTGAAAGCTGAAGTAGCAGCTCTCAAGGCCGCGTAGGCCTACTCACTAACCACCATCACCAACCGCCATGGCTGACCGGAAGATCACAGACCTGACAGAACTCACCGCACCAGCGGCGGATGATCTGCTCCCTATCGTCGATAGTTCCGAAGCCACGGCGGCCAACAAAAACAAGAAGATCCAGTACGGCACCTTCCTGCGAAACTTACCCAGCGGCACCGTTGGCGCACCCAGCCTTGCCTGGACCGCTGATACTGGCGTCACGGGCATCTACCGCTCAGCCGCCAACGAACTGGCGTTCACAACCAACAGCACCTTTGCCGGTAAGTTCAGCACCACCGGCTTCCAACTCGGTACTGGCACGGCTGCAGCCCAACTGCATCTATTCAGCAGCGACACGACCGATCAGGTCATCATCGAAAACACTGATGCCGGCCTAGACACTGCGCCTGACGTGGTGCTGTACCGCAACAGTGCCAGCCCCGCAAATAACGACAACCTCGGCAACATCGAGTTTCGCGGCAAGGACAGCGGCGGTAACGATCACGCCTACGCCCAAATCCTGTCAACGATTGGCACGGTCACTAATACCTCAGAGGTTGGCATTCTCGACCTAATGACCGCCGATGCATCTGCTCCGGCAATGCGTGTTCGCCTCAGAGGTTCGAACGTCGGCATCAGCGAGGCAACACCACTATTCCCGCTGCACGTCAGCTCCACGATTACCAGCACTGCGCTGCAGGTTCAATGCACGGCAAATGATTCAGCCAGCGGCGCTGACATCACGCTGTATAGACGCCGTGGTGCATCCACCGTTGGTCAAAATAACGACCTGCTCAGCACGATCTACTGGCGCGGCCATAACGACAACGCCACCACAGAGCAGGTGGATTATGCCGCCGTCGAAGGCAGCATCGTCAGCGTCACCAACAA